GAGGGTATAAAAGATTTTATAGAACAATAGTGGCATCTCCAGTCAATACAAATGAATTCAAAGGTTTATAATAATGGCTTTACCAAAAAAAATAAAAAATACTTTACCTTTAGTACCAACAAAAACAGGTAAAGAACGAAGAGAAGAATTACTTGAAGATATTACTAAAGACGGTACGTATCTACCAAAAGGAGTTTTGCATGCTGATTTAGATAAAGGTATGTTAGATTTTGTAAAAGACAAAATACAACTTGTTGTTGACGAAAAAAAAGTACCCACAATTGATAGAATTATTACAAATCAAAGTTGGGCTCAATTTACCCAAACTTGGGATTTTCAAGATTTAGATAAAAACATATCTTTACCATTTATTGCAACATTAAGAGCACCTGAAGTTAAATACGGAACAAATAATGCGGGAAAGGCAAATATTCCCGAAAGAAGACAATTTTTTTATTACACAGTCCCGACTTGGGACGGGCAAAGAAAGGGTGCCGATGTTTATAAAATACCTCAACCTATACCTGTCGATTTAATTTTTACTGTAAAATTATTTTGTAATAGAATGAGAGAAGTGAATGAATTCAATAAAATTATGATGAGGACATTTACTTCTAAACAAGCATATACACAAATCAAAGGGCATTATATTCCTTTAACTTTAGACGATGTGAGTGATGAGTCAGCTAAAGATTTAGAAAAAAGAAAGTATTATATAGTAAGTTATAAAATCACAATGCTTGGACTTTTGATTGATGAAGAAGAGTTTGAGGTTTCTCCTGCAATTTCAAGACAATTAACTTTATTTGAGTTTACAACAAATAATCGAAGAAAAAAGGCAGTTATAGAACCCTCTAATCCCACAAACTTTAATTTAGATTTTACTTTTGTAACAGGTAATACACAATTGATAGAAGTGTTTAGATATGATGCCGACATTGTTGTTGACAGTATAGTAAACTTAGACAACTGCTTTTCAACGATTTACTCTTCAATTACAAATAACACCCTAACATATACTGATTGTACGGGGGTTGTAACAACATTACCAACTTCTTCAGGGGATACAGGAACAATTTGTGTCAAATCAAGTACTTTACCATCATTTGCCGTTTCATCTGGTGGTACACTTACTGAAGGTAGTTCTTGTGCATCAAGTTATTCAGTTTATATTAATAATAATTACATTGGGGATAATGTTCCCGTAATACAAATTAATAATGGGGACACTTTAAAAATAATAGCGTTTAAAGATAATCCTTTAGAAAACTCAATTATAAAAACTAAAGTTTCACTTATTTAATCATTCACCGTACACATCTCTTGGTTTTTCACAAGTTTTTTTTATTAGTGATTCTATAAATTTATGAATTTTGAGTCCTTTTGATTCACAGTACTTTTTTAAAATTAAATGACTTTCTTCTGAAATCTTTATATTTTTAATTTTTTTCATACTTATAAATATTTTTTAAGGTAGAAAAAAGGCAGAATTTTTTCATACTACCTGTCAAATTAAAATATTACACGAAGTTTTTTACTCATTTTGAACATATTTATATAGTAAAATAAATCTTTATATAAATTTTAAAATGGCATCTACAAACAAAGTATTCGTTTCACCTGGAGTATATACTTCAGAAAGGGATTTAACTTTTGTTGCCCAAAGTGTGGGGGTAACTACATTGGGTATTGTTGGTGAAACCTTACAAGGTCCAGCCTTCGAACCTATTTTCATAACAAGTTTTGACGAGTATCAAGTTTACTTCGGAGGGACAAGTCCTGAAAAATTCACAAACACACAAATACCTAAATATGAAACATCATATATTGCTAAAGCATATCTACAACAATCAAATCAACTTTTTGTTACAAGAGTTTTAGGTTTATCAGGATATGACGCAGGACCTTCTTGGTCTATATCAACAATAGGTAATGTTGATCCAAACACGATTGGGTTTTCATCTAATACAACACCAGCTCAATTATTAACTTTTACAGGTACGACAGGGGGAAGTTCTAATGTGGTATTTACAGGTACTTTACCATCACTTATTTCTGATGATTTTTACATACCATACACTACATTCAATGGAGGTACATCAACATTAGCAGCAAATTTCCAATCATTTATTGCTAATGAAATTACATATCAAGTAACACCATCTTTAAATGTTCAATCAGGAACTACCGCATTATTTTGGGGAACAGTTAGTGATGCGACTTTTGCTGCGGTAACAGGTTCTACAATCGGTGCTGGTTTAAGTGCTTACTCTGAAACTTTTGGGGTTGACAACGTATTATTATCACAAACTGATTTTACTGCAACATCAAACGACCCTTGGTATTATGCGTTATTTGATTATTCACAAGTAGGTGGAGTTGGTTCATACGGAGGTTATGGTTTTGGTACCGTACTTGGTGCGATTACAACAATTGGTACAGGTGCGTACTCAGGGTATTGTATTGTTTCAGGAACAACATATTCAGGAACACCTTACTCTGATTGGGATAATTTAGTAATCGCAACTCTTAGAAGTAGAGGTATAACTAATTACTCATCAACACAGCACGGACCACTTTACCAAGTTACTGGAATTACTGATGTTAATATGGTTTGTACAGGTTCTTATTCGGCAGTAACAAAAGATCCATACGCAACATTTGTAATAAGTGGTATTACAAAAGATGCCGACACATTCAGTTTTGAAACATCTATGTTGAGTACAGATACTGAATATCTATCTAAAGTATTTGGAAGAAGCAACTTTGGGAAAGATAGAACTGAGGTTCCTTTATTTGTTGAGGAAGTGTACTCAAGTTTACTTTTGAATGGTTACAGACAAAATAAAGTTAGAGGACTTAATTGTGATTTAATTGAAATAGACAGTGCAGTTTCTTTAGAAACAGATTCAATAGGAAACTATTTAGAACAATATCAAACACCTGAAACCCCTTATTTAGTATCAGAATTAAGAGGTAACAAAGTATATAAGTTGTTTAAATTCAAATTGATTTCTGATGGTAATGCAGCAAACAGATTAGTTAAAGTGTCTATTGGTAATATTTCATTTAATAATGGAACGTTTGATGTATTCATTAGAGATTTCTACGATAACGATCAAAATGTTAGAGTAATTGAAAGTTTCACAAACTGTTCAATGAATCCTAATTTAAACAATTATGTTGCAAATAAAATCGGTACATCTAATGGTGAATACAATTTAAACTCTAAGTATATAATGCTTGAAATGAGTGATGAGGCACCTGAAGATGCTCTTCCTTGTGGATTTGAAGGATACATAATTAGAAATTATAAAGATGCGTTACCACCATTTATTGTATATAAAACAAGATATTTACAACCAGGTGACGTTATTTATAACCCACCTTTTGGTTCAACAAGCGGATCTGACAATCCTGTAATTTCTAATGGTGAAAATCCAAGAAAGGCGTACTTAGGGATTTCAAACATCACAGGAGTAGATTATGATTTCTTTGATTATAAAGGTAAACAACTACCCGCTAATATTGAAACAGATACTACAGGACCAAGTTGGACTTACCAAATTCAAGGTTTCCATATGGATAGTGGAGCTACTGTTGTTACTATGTATGACACATTGACTTCAGCAACAACACAAGCATTTGAAGTAGGTGCGGGAAGTTTCAATTCAGAGCCTGAAAGTACAGACAATCCATACTACAAATTGAATACACGTAAATTTACTTTGTATCCATATGGTGGTTTTGATGGATGGGATATTTACAGAGAATATAGAACAAACAGTGACACATATGCTCTTGGACAAACAGGTTACAAATACGGAGCAGCACCATCATCCCAATTCCCAACCGCATCTGGATGGGGAGCATTCAAACAAATTTCAGGACCTAACCAAGAAGTTTGGGCAAATACTGACTATTACGCATACAAATGGGGTCAAACAACATTTGCAAACCCTGAAGCTGTTAACATCAATGTATTTACCACACCTGGGATTGATTATGTAAACAACTCAAATCTTGTTGAAGATGCAATTGATATGGTAGAGACAGATAGAGCAGATTCAATCTATATCTGTACAACACCTGACTTTAACTTATTCTTACCTTCTTTCTCAGATGTTAATGAAGGATTAATCTTCCCACAAGAAGCGGTAGATAATTTAGAAGAGACAGGTATTGATTCAAACTATACTGCAACTTACTACCCTTGGGTACTTACAAGAGATAGTGTTAATAACACACAAATCTATCTTCCAGCAACTGCCGAGGTAACTAAAAACTTGGCGTTAACTGATAACATCGCTTTCCCTTGGTTCGCATCCGCGGGTTACACAAGAGGTATTGTAAACGCAATTAAAGCACGTAAGAAGTTAACACAAGAAGACAGAGATACGCTTTACAAAGGTAGAATCAATCCAATTGCAACCTTCTCAGATGTTGGTACGGTAATTTGGGGTAACAAAACTCTACAAATTAGAGAGTCTGCACTTGATAGAATCAACGTAAGACGATTGTTATTACAAGCACGTAAGTTGATTTCAGCGGTGGCGATAAGACTATTGTTTGAACAAAACGATGATAAAGTAAGACAAGACTTCTTGGATTCTGTTAACCCGATTTTGGATTCAATCAGAAGAGATCGTGGTTTAATTGATTTCCGTGTGACGGTATCAAACACTCCTGAAGATTTAGATTCTAACACTTTAACAGGTAAGATTTTCTTAAAACCAACAAGAGCGTTAGAGTATATTGACATCGAGTTTGTTATTACACCAACAGGAGCATCTTT